GGTTTATTGTTAATGCAAACAAGATATCCTAATCTAAATTAGTAGTTCTTTATATTTATAATAAAGGAACTATTATATGAGTACAGAATTCGAACTTTTTAAGGGGACTAATTTTTCTGATTTGATGAAGGATATTTATCATAATTCAAAAAAGAAATCTAGACAGATTGATACTTTAATCAAAAGCCTAGAGCCTATGATTAAGAATACTGGTGATGCTACTGTCATAGTTCCTATGATCAAAGACTATCTAGAAGTATCTGTTAAGAATGATGATGCGTTAGTTAAATTAGCTGCAGTATGTCAACGACTAGTATCAGCATCTGGTAAAGATGATGAGGGTAATGAGTACGGATTAACAGATGAAGAAAGAGCACGTTTATTGGAAGAGGCAGAAGCAGAGATAGAAAAATTAAAACCAGAAACAGAGGTAGCCAATGGCATCGATAAAAACGGAAATAGGTCAGGTACTAGAGACATGGTTACCGACCCAGTTCAAGGAGACTAAAGACCTTAAAGGAAACCCTTTACCACAAGGTACTATTCGTGTAAGATTTTTAGGTGTTGAAGATTATGCATATCCTGCAGACCCACTACGTACACCAGTTCCTTTATATGGAGAACAAGTTATATGCATGAGTCTGCCTGCAGGCGATTCTACAGCACGTGATCAAAATAAGTGGTATTATACTTCTATAGTTAATGCTCATGGAAATATTAATAATTCATTGTTGCCTTTCTTGCAAGACAAAAAGACAGAAGAAACGACCGACCCTGCTAGTCCTATTACTAAAACAGGTGTAGGTAAGAAGCCAGAACAAATAAGCTTTACAGAAAAGGATATTGTTTCTATACAACCATTTCAGGGAGATACATTATATGCCGATCGATTCGGTAGTTTATTACGATTTTCATCTACACATATAGATGGTTTGATTCAATATCAAAATGACCCTTTTTGGAAAGGTGAAACAGCAGGCGACCCATTTGTATCTCTCACATGTGGTATATTAGGATCTGTTACTGGCAAAAGTAGTGAGAAGTATTATACTATAGAAAGTCCAAAAAACGATGCATCATTTATTTATCTCACATCTACTCAATATTTCAATACACTCAAATTCTCTCAAAGAAAGGTAGGTAAGTCGGTAAAATCATTAAATGATTATAAATTGGGCCAAGTAATAATAGGTTCTGATAGATTAGTATTTGATGCTCGTAAAGATGAAGTATTATTGATATCTAAAAAAGATGTCAAGATTGCTACCCCATCTTGGCAAACTGATATGGACGAGTTTTTTACTCAAATGTTAAAGTTGATTGAAGAAGTTATTAAACAAAATCAAAATTTAGAAATGGCACATATAGAGATTGCCGCATTAGGAATTAATTCTGCAACATCTATACATCCGACAGGAGTGGGTCCGTCTGGTCCTCCTTTAAATACAGCAGCCTTTGCCGCAACCAATGCTGCAGCAATAACTAATGCAATAACTACATCATCGATAAGAACTCGTATTGAAGGAATCAAAAGTATAATCCAAAAAATGAAACAGTAATGCCATTAGGACCTAAGCGTACACAATTAGAAGCAGATTTAGCATCATTATTAGGATCTCCAGAAGCACCTATGTCTGGAAAGGGATTGGCTAAAGCGTTATCTGAGTTTTCAAAAGGCATCCTTCCGCCAACGATAGGAATAATAACAGGAATACCTATAGCAACAGCAGTATACGATAGCGCCCCGGCGATGGATAAAACAAAAGGAATAGAAGATGCAATAAATGCCTTTGCCGATGCAAATGCACAGGGCATGGCAGTGTTTTTGTTTACAGGTACTGCACCACCGCCTATTACAGGCATTAAGCAACTATTTGAAATTATAACAAAGAACAAAGGTACGGTAAGTGATATGGCTAAAGCATTATCGTATGCAATCTTAGCTAATTATACATTAGGTCGTTCTGTATTTAATCCGTTAAGTATTCCTATACCAACATGGAATATACCTATACTGCCAGCATCGATACTTGATGAATTAGATCAAAATGATATTAATGATAGATTATCAAAGGCTCAAGCACAAGCACGTGATCTCGAAGATACAAATCTTAATGGAAGATTGGAGACAGATGAATTCTTCAGACAGATGAATGAAGGCTAGATATTAAGCCGGCCATTTCACCGGTTTAGACATATTTATTAAAAAGGGAATTACTATGAAAACACAAGGATTCGTAAAGTTATTACGTAAGGTAATTAGGGAAGAGGTTCGTAACGTTATTGTTAAAGAACTAAAACCTATACTAAATGAAGTGAATATCAAGAAACATGATATTAATCTTCAGGAGGTATTAGATACTCCTAAGAAACCTAAACAACCGGTTATGAAAAAACAATATACAAAAAATGCAGCGTTGAATGATATATTAAATGAAACGGCATCAACTCCACCAGAAGAATGGAATTCGATGAATTTTAGATCTGATATGGCAGAAGCATTTGGTATGCAAAGTTCTAATACTCCACTTGCAACAAAAGGAATTAATGGAGAAAGAATTGATATGAATAATGAAGCAGTTGCAACTACAGTAAATGCGATGACGAAAGATTATTCGGCATTGATGAAGGCAATTGATAAGAAAAAGGGAATGTAATAAATGGCTCGTCCAATATACCAATATAAACCAAAAGAAAATGGCGATACTGCATTAGGTATATTATTACCTCTTAATAAAGACGCGAAGGGCAAGTCAGTTGCAGACACATATAATAGTTCGGCAGTTTCTGGCAAAGGTGTATTTGAATCTTCTTATACAACTGAAGAGGCTGTTTTATCAAATCTTACAAATTTACTTTTAACTACAAAAGGACAACGTTATATGCAACCAAATTTTGGGACAAATATATCTTCTGTGTTGTTTGAAAATAATACAGATGATGTTAGAGAGTTGTTAAAAGAAACAATGGAGGAAGATATAAAATATTGGTTACCATATGTTAAATTATTAGATATTGAAATTGCATCATCACGAGACCGCCATACAATAAGTTTAAGATTATCATTTAGAATTGATTCAATTAGTGCTAATATTGTCATTAATGTGTTGGCGAGTGAAAATTCATTACAAGTTGATTCTGTTGAACGTGGTGAGATATTAGACCAAGTCGGAACATTTGGAGGTAGTACAGCATTTAACACAGGCCTGGGAGGGTCTTATTAAGAATTAAAGAGAAGGGTTAACTTATGGCAAACTTAGTTAAGAAAGATGTAAAATACTTAAATAAAGATTTTGCTCAGTTTAGACAAAATTTAATAAACTTTGCAAAGAATTATTTTCCAGATACATATCAAGATTTTAATGAATCATCTCCGGGTATGATGTTTATGGAAATGTCTTCATATGTAGGAGATGTATTATCATATTATACTGACAATTCTTTTAAAGAATCTTTATTATCAACTGCCGAAGAATCTTCTAATATTTTAATGTTGTCACAATTATTTGGGTATAAGCCTAGATTGAATGCGCCAGCAACTTGTACATTAGATGTATTTCATTTAGTACCAGCAAAAGGTACAGGAGCAAATGCAGCACCGGATATGGCATATGCGTTAACAATTGCTTCCGGAATGGAAGTATCTACGGAAGATAATATTACATTTCATACGGAAGAGTCTATAGATTTTTCTCAAGACCCAGAAGTTACAGTATATGAAATTGATGTATCGGGTAATGTAGTACGATATCTTCTTAAAAAGCAAGTTAAGGTTATCTCCGGTACAATTAAGTCATCTACTTTTTCGTTTGTAGATCCTAAGCCATATGATAAAATTATATTGCCTGATACAAATATTATAGATGTTATAAGTTGTTCGGATAGTGCTGGTAATACTTGGTACGAAACAGATTATCTAGCACAAGATACAATTTTTGAAGATGTTGCAAATATACCATTCAATGATCCAGAATTATCGGCATATCGATCAACAGTGCCTTATATATTAAAACTAAGAAAAACTGCTAGAAGATTTGTATCTAGAGTGAGAGATGATAATAGAGTTGAATTATTATTTGGCTCTGGAGTGTCTTCTGATGCAGATGAAGAAATTATTCCTAATCCTAAAAATGTTGGACATGGGTTAGAATACCTAAGACGTACTACAACATCAAATGTAGATCCAACAAACTTTTTATATACTAGTACATATGGTATAGCACCATCTAATACAACATTGACAATTAAATATTCATACGGAGGCCGTGTAGAGGAAAATGTTGGAATTAGTTCAATAGTGAGTGTTACTAGTGTAAGTTATCTGAATGAAACGGGATTAGTAGACCTTAGTTCAACTAAAGCTTCTTTGGCAGTTGTTAATAATGAACCTGCAGTAGGAGCTCGAGCAAGACAAGATTTAGATTCTATAAGACAAAATGCAATGTCGACATTTGCAGCACAGAATAGAGCAATCACAAGAGAAGATTATATCTCTAGAGTATATTCATTACCTTCAAGATTTGGTACGGTTGCAAAGGCATATATAGTAGGAGATTCGCAGATTAATACTGCAGATAAAACATATCCGGCCGAAACTATATCAAATCCATATGCACTGAATCTATATATATTGGCACAAAATGCTGATGGACATTTTACTGATAGCAATCAAGCTTTACTAGAAAATCTTAGAACATATTTATCACAATACAGAATGTTAACTGATGCACTTAATATTAAGTCGGCATTTATTATCAACTTAGGTATTAATTTTGAAGTTATTCCTAAGCCAAATGTAAATTCAAATGAAATTGTTCTAAAATGTATTGCTCGATTAAAAATATTGTTACATAATGATAGAATGCAAATCAACGGGCCATTAAATATTTCTTCTATTGTATCAGATTTAGATAGTATAGATGGTGTACAAAGTATTCCAACTTTTGAGTTTGTAAATTTACATTCTTCAAATAAAGGATATTCTGGAAATCAATATGATATCAATAGTGCAATAAAAAATAACATTTTATATCCATCATTAGACCCTAGTATATTTGAAATAAAATATCCTAATGCAGATATAAAAGGAAAAGTAGTTAAGCCATAGGGATAAACCATGAATAGAATATATTACGCAGAAAGAGATACAACCATATACGAACAATACCCAGACCGTAACACAGGTATCGACCAGATTCTAGAATTAGAAAAAATAACATCTGGATCTTTAAATTCTAAGACTGGGTTTATTGATGCTAATACATATAATAGTAGAATACTTATTGACTTTGGTTCAGAAGTGTCTACGTTAGCACAATCGATTACAGATGGAGATATTCCAACAATTGATAATACTAATATAACATCGGCATCTATATTTTTAAATCTACATGCTTCGGATGCATCAGACTTATTACAATCATATACAATCAAAGCCTATCCTATATCTGAATCTTGGGATAATGGTGCTGGTTATATGGATAATGAACCAGCAACAAAAGTTGGAGCATCGTGGTATAACAGATCAGGAGATGCGGTTGCACAAACCGTAGTTGTATGGAATACTGCAAATGCACCTAGTAAAAATACATCGGCGGGAACTACAAATAGTGATGGAGGAGGAACATGGATTACAGGCTCTGGATATGAAGCGTCTCAGTCATTTGAAAATCAATCACCGGACATTAGAATTAACGTAACTGACATAGTGAAGCAATGGGTGGACAATAATATTAGTAACAATGGATTCATTATTAAAAGACCTTATTCAGATGAAATAAGTGGTGATTTAGCCGGTTCGATAAAGTTCTTTGGAAGAGAGTCTCATACAATATTTGTTCCTAGATTAGAAGTATGTTGGGATGATCAAAGTATAACATCAACTACAGGAATAACTTCTAATACATATGTTCCGTATTTTAAAAATATAAAACCAGAATATAGGACTTCAGAGGTAGCAAGATTTAGATTAGGCGTTCGTCCGGAGTTTCCTTCCAAATCATATGCAACATCATCATTTTATATAACAGAAGATATCCTACCTGTATCGAGTTCATATGAAATTATTGATTCTGTAACAAATGATGTTATAGTGCAAGATGAAAAAATATTTAGCAATTCAACAACTAAGATTAGTAATGATAGTAATGGCAACTTCTTTGATTTAAGAATGGATAGTTTTATGCCAGAAAGATATTATAAAATAAAGTTAACATGTAGAAGATCATATGATACACAAACATATGATGACTTTTACTTTAAGGTAGTGAACTAATATGGCAAGTGAAAAAAATAAGTCGGACATAAAGACTGCAAACAATCGATACACTGCTGCGTCAAGTAAGGAAGAGTCTATCACACCAGATTTGAATCAAATGTTATTGAGTATCATGAAAGATGAATATCCAGATGATGCATTATATGCCAATGATCAACTTAGACCAGATTCGCCAGATCGACAAGCTCGACAATCATTTAAAAGAAATGATGAAAAGTATCCAACATCGCCAGCTTCATTAAGGCCAGCACCCCGTAATGAAAAAAATGTATTAGATGTATCAACAGAGAGTACTACATATGCTAAATATAGTTTACTTAAATCTTATCCAACGGTAGATGAAGATATATTAGATGATTTGATTGATGAGGAATGGGAATATTTTGAAGATGAGGAAGAAGAAGAAATTCAAATTGTAGTGCCTGTTAAAGAAAGTGGACTATTCTTAGTTAATTCAGACATCGATTTAGGAGACATTCATGATGCATATATTGATCGAGGACCTCATAACATAGAAGAAGATGAAGAAGATTTCAATCCATTCTGCGTATTTTTTATTAATAATGGAATTGCATATCCTGTACCTACATATAAAACATTAGAGGTTATGTTAGTCGAGAGGGGCGCATCATATGACGTTATTACAGAGGCTACAAGACAACAAATTAAAGATTTTGATTTATTATTAGACGGCGAAACAGATGAGTCTGTTGATTACGGTGCTAATACAGATTTGGATGAAGATGATGATGGAGATATTACTCAATTAGAAGAATTTAGAGCTAGATCATTACCAACACGTGATAGCGAATGGTCTCCTCAAATAAGATTTCGAAGTGGATATCAACCAAAGGCTCCATTCTTAAGAGATCCGGGCGATTATATTAAGCCAGAGAGTATGCGTTCAGTTGACGGCCGTACAGGAGTTGATGAAGATGGCAATAATTTACCACCGGACATTTACCAAGAACAAGATCCGAATGATAGATATTTTGATCAAGTATTTCAAGAACAAACTTATCGAGAAGCATTACGAGAAAAATATGAAGGTAAGATGATTATAGCCGATTGGCCTAGACCTGATTATGAGAGTAAAGAAGTAAGTATGGGTACTGATATTAAATCTGATGATGCTGTTCTTAATTTACGTATGATGATCAATGGTCATTGGAAACGTGTTACTGATGGTAAAACTATGAAGTTATATGCATATCTAAATGGCTATGATATTTCTGATTATACTCCTGGCCAGGGTAGGTATGGCGAAACTGGATATATAAATTTATTAGTTGAGGCAGGAGGAATAACTGTAGTTCAGCCTAGTAGAGGATCTGCATTTACTAATGATGTACAAAATCCTGATTCCAAATCTGATATGGTTAATAAGACAGAACCATTATGGAATGCATTTCCTCATATTATTGAAGCCGATGATGATGGTAGATCTGGTTTAGATGGACGTGAATATAGAGAATATATTGATAATTTTTCAAATGGACAAGACCCATTTGGATTGTCTTATATGGCTCCATATGAACCTAAAGGATCTATAAAATATTATCCAGAACAACAATATGCAGATTTAATTGCACAGTCAATTGAACAAGAGCAAATTGATGCTATAAAAGAACAAATATTTGAATTATGGCCTGGAATTGTTTCTAGTATAGTGTCTGCAAAAACACAGCAAGATGCATTGCCATCTGATTATGGCCGATATGTCGTAAAAATGTTAGGGCCTAAGAGTCCGTTATATAGAATAATGATATCCAAAGATGGTCATTGGAAATATGTTAAAAAGAAGACATGGCCTGGGAAAGATAAGATAAAAACTAAAACTAGTAATGAAAGGTTATTCAAAGTATGCAACAGAAGAGTTGGAATTAAATCTTCATTAAATGAATCACAAGAAAGAGATTTAGTTGCAAAATATAAATGGATGAAAACGGTGCAACGTGATAAGTTTATGGCATGGGCATCTGGTGGAGCACAAGCTGGCCTAGGTGTAGGAACGGTTGTAGCAACAGGAGCCGGGGTTTATTTAGCCGGAC